ATCGCTGAAGGCTGCTCCACCAAGGAAGCTGCCCCTAGAGGTTTTCCGGGAAAGACGTAGGACTGAGCTTGTCTCCCCTGCGGCTGTACTGGGACTTTATGGGTCAATTCCGGGGTACTACGAACGAGCTTGCAGGCATATTGCCCGCATCCCCGCTCGTGTATCAGAGATTGGGAGCCTGAACCAGGTTTGGAAAGCTATGGCTTGCCTCTTCCAGGTTTTGGCTCCGTGTCTTTTGACTGGCCGTTGTCAGCATCCCTCCCACAGATATACTATCGATGGGTTACAGATGTTGTTCAAATGGTTCGTCAAAGTCTTCGCATATAATGGTTTTCACGCGCTGCTTAGCTTTGTCAAGACTCTTACTGATTGGGGTGAGTTCTATTCTCTGTATCCAGAAAATCTAACTTCCCGTCCCGACTGTCCCCGCGGCCTTATAGGCGGCAAGAACGGTTGGGTCACCTTCCCTTGGGCACGAGGACATTTCCTCATTGCCCCAACGGTCGGTCCGTTTTCAGTTGAGCCTCGACATAGTCGAGAGTGGTATTCCTGGAGCCTCTTCCAGCTACATTTAGCAAAAAGAGGCTTCGGAGTTCCCGACACGTTTGCTCGGATCAAATCCGCCAAGAAGTTTAGAGATTTTCTGACTTCGGAGGTTGATCTTGATCCGGCAATCGAGCGTGCGGCGCGCCATTTCGCTTATCAGGAGTGCAAGAAACAGCGTTCCCGTGCCATGCACAGGGCGCATATTTCTTTCTCTCCTTCTGCATCATTAGAATTCTCTCGTTCAAAGGGCGGACGAACCGGATATGGAAGGTATTTGATTGAACATTTTCAACCCCCTACCTACAATCTGGTCCGACGGATTCAGAAATGTTCTCTCACCGATATATTCGGTAATGAGATCATCTCCGAGTCCTCCGCATTTTGGGGTCTCCCGATGATGCGGAACAAGAAGAAATTCGAGTTCCGCGACATCGCGAAGTATGCTAAGTGGACTTCAATGGATATCGATGATAAGATCATTGAACCCCTTCTTTGGGAGGGTGCCCTACAAACTGGATATATCCAGTTAGTTGGTAACCTCTCCGAGAAGGTCGCACTTAAGACAGGTCGTCCTTTCTTTGACCTCTATATTGGCCATGCCAATGTAGATGACTTCATCGTCTTTCCTCCTTTTTATAAAGCGGAGGCAGTCGATGACGCTGGAGCCAAAGCCCGGATGATAACTGTAGGTCATGCTTCTTTGGGGACCCTCGGTCACCTCTTCCGTACATACTTATATGCATGTTTGGAAGCGGATCCCGAAACGATCTTGCTGGAGGGTGACGGTGAGGATCCTCTGACTGAATACAGTCGGAGGGTTCAGTCGATCGGCGGAATGCCCCATTGGGCGTTCCTTTCCACCGATCTGACTTCCGCAACCGATACTTTCCACCAAGGAATTGTTCGATCTTTGGCTGACGGTGTGGTCGATAGTATGACTCATGACTCACCCCTTCAGATCAAATGCCGAATTTTGGTGCAGGCGAATGTAGCCAATAATGCGACAATCTCTATCCCCGTTTTGGGTGCGGATGCTGTTATTATGCAAATGAGAGGTAATCTCATGGGAAATCCCGAAAGTTGGGGACTGTTGAATTTATATAATAAGTTCTTCAGCCGCCTTGGAGAGCTATGCTATTTCAAGCTCCCCGACATTCGGAATCCCACCCTATCCATGCCACGTGTCCTTGATCTTGTGAGAGAGACAAAGAATATCAGCCGTCCTTCCGCGTTTGTTAGTAAACGATGCGGAGACGACCAGGTATCCTTTGGTCCAGTTCAGGCCCTAGAGAATTATTGTTCTCTTATAGCCAGTTCTGGAGCGGTTCTCTCTCCCGGGACCAATGGCATTTCTAGAGAATTCTTCACATTTACTCAATATCTGATGAAATATGAACTTTCCTCCGGAAAGGCCACCTATGTGGACATTGTGCGTATAATATCTCTTGTAGATGAGAAGGGGATCAATAGATCTCCGGCATTGAAGGAAACCCCCCGAATATGGTTTAGGGGATCCTCCTATGTTCTCTCCCTGAGATATTGGAACTTTAGTGATTGGGCCAGATCAGTGAGAAAAGGGGCATACCTCTTCTTTCACTATCTTTGCCATTCCTTTCTCAAACGATGTTATGAGTTGGGTCTGGAACCATTCCTCCCGCAATATTTGGGGGGTCTTGGTTGCCCTCATCCCTCAGGTAATGAGGTGCGACACGTCGCTACTAAAGTTTCACGCATTGTGGCTTTCCTGCTTAAGGATGACCAGAGACCGGACTTCTTCTGGGAGCGATGCTCCTTGAATGTCTGGCAGGTCCGTTCGCAGGATGATAAGGTTGAGGGTCAGATTCAAACGATTCTGAGACAACTCTTCGAACTTTGCTTTTCGGAACGTCATAGACTAACCGATCTTAGCAAGTTGGAGGAGTTGTGTCGTCAAGAAGTAGTGCCCTTTGCTTGGTTTGATATAAACCAGGTAAGGACATTCTTCTCGTTAGACTTACCCTTAAGTGAGATTAATCTCCGTGTTCTAACCGGGTTATGGAGGAGTTTGTCGATACAGGTTATACCCATATCAACTTTTTGGAAGTCGATGGAGTCCAATGTTCGCAGAACGTTGGCCCTTCGCCTTCCACCCCCCGTCATCCAGTCAGAGACTTTGCGTCTCGGTTATCGTGCGAAACTGTTTCGAGCTAAGCTCAAAACATGTTTGGAACGATTTCCCGAGATCCATAAGTGGCACGAGCGTCTTTCAGATTTGAAGGACGCCTATGCTCGCTATCAGTGGAGTAACAGCTTCATTTGGTGTGTCGGTGATGCAGTTTGGGTCAAAGAAATCGAAGAGGGTAAAACCCGCGACGATTATATCCCGATCCGGCTGTCTCAAGGAGGGGCTTTCTTTCCTCCCCCCTATACAATATAGGGGAGGCCTGAAATCCTCTCGACCGGCACCTCAAATCCGTATCTAAGTAATTGCCCAGGTACAGTATAGTTGGCAGATTGTATATAATACGTTCTACCGCTTCGGACTTCATGAAGTCGGAAGCTTGGC